AGGACTGGGAACAGCACTCACACGAGAACGAAACGAAGTAGGTTCTTCAACTACAGGTTCAAACTCTTCCTCATCTTCATCCACAACCTGACGAGCAGGACGTGAAGTGAGACCTAGAACAAGGTTCAAGCGAGCTTCAAGTTCCTCGTAAGTCTTGAAGTTCTCCTTACCAGAGAATGCTTCCAGCGAGTATTCACTCTTCCAGACTTTCTCCAGAGCAGTATCATCTGCCGAAAGAGCAGACACACTATCAAACTCAGAACTATCGTAGTTCCAATAACCAGCAACCTTTTTGATCTTCAGTTTGAAGTTAGCACCTTCCCACAGATCAAACACGTTCACACGTTCTTCGTCTTGGAACTCGGGTTGCATGGCAGCAAGGATCTTATCATGGATCTTCTTGCCATACTTGTACAGGAACACACGACCCTCGTTCTCAGGGTTCTTGGGATCTTTCACCACATAGATGTTACTGTAGTAAGAGAGCTTACGCTTTTGCTTACGTGCGGTCTCTTTGTCGTCGTCACTACCGCTGTTCCACAGGCGGCGGTTGATCTCACCCACAGGATCTTTCTCGTTCAGAGTAGACAGGGAGTTCTCAATATACCAACCACCAGGACCTTGGAAGGCGTGGGAGTAGACTTTCGCCCATGGCACCGTCTCCCCTTCAGGAGCGGGCAGAAAGCGGATAACAGCATAACCGTTACCAGCAGCGTCAACCTCGGGCTTCCAGAAACGTTCATCAACATTCTTACCGCTGGATGACTTTTCCAGTTCCTTCTGTAGGAACTCAAAGTTGTTCTGGGATTTACGCTTTAGATCAGCAAAGGACATAGGATTACCTCGGATTTGGTTTAGATTTGGTCTGTGTGACGCCCTATCACTTAGTCATTATAACAGGCACAGGGTCGGGTGTCAATTCCCTGTGCCGCTTTGAAGTTTAGTTCTCATGACGTGGATTTTTTCAATCAACTCATCAAACATACTTTCAATTGGTGTGCCTGGTGTGGCACCTAGCATTACAACTCCCTGTTGCATGGTTTCTCTAACTGAAACTGCTTCAGGATCTTCACTCATTTTAATTCTGAAGTAGAATACTTTTTGTTTCTCTACTAATTTTTCAAGAGCATCAAAGTATTCTAATTTCCTCTCGGTATCAAGAAGAACAAAGTTCATGGCAGATCTAAAACAAAATTGTTGTAGTTCTACCATCTCTTGAATGTCACCACGGACTAATTCGGATTGAAAGAAGCTCATATTAACATCAACTTGGCACGACTTGTTTTTTTAATAAAGTTGAGTTGCTGTGCCTCGTGACGGAGTTTTTCCTTTAGAGGTTTGCTGATCAACTTGCTCACACTATCTAGTTCAATTTCATTTGTCTCGCAATAGTGGATAACCGAATCAATATAATTCATATCTGGATTGTTGAGAGCAATCTTTTCCACTTCCTGCGAGAATTTCGCAGCGGTCATAAATCTATCCTCTAATAATTGTTTTTTGTCCATATCGTTCTTGGTATTCGTCGATGTAACCCATCAACTTGATGAAAAATTCTTTCTTTGGTGGTAACACCTTGACTTGAGTTTCTCCGTTTTCACAAGCAACGATTGTCACGAGTTGTTTTACTCGCAAACCATATAGTTCTTGAAGCATACACGCATATGCTGTTTCCTGAACAAAATAATCGTAAAGGTATTGTTCTCTCTTTGGTTCAGCAGCAGTTTTGAAATCAATTATTGATAGTTCCCCATCGAATTCTGCGATACAATCAACACGTCCTGCTAGCTCCAAATGTTTAGAGTAGAGTGCTGCTTCTTGAAGGTATATATTATTTATTCTATCTAGAATTTCACGACTGTGTTGAAACATCAAAACAGGAAGAGGAAACTTTTTGTAATTCTTTAGATCCAGTTTGTTGTTGAGGTAGTCTTCTACAATAGAATGATACTTTGTTCCACGATTAGTAGAACGAGAAGAAATATTGTTTGCTTTCTCCTCACCTACACGTTCTCTCCAGCGAGCAATACCTGCCATCTTTTCTTTGTTACTACTAATCACAGTAGTGACTGACGCAAAGTTACCATATGCTGTTGGGTAGAGACGTTTGCCATCTATGGTGACAGCATCTAGTTCGATTGGCGTTAGATCACCAACATGATTAAATAATTTCATAGACCAAGATTGATTTTGTTTATGATATAAGACTTGACAAGACCAGAACGAACGATATCTTCGATGCCAAACTCAACGAGTGAAAACTCTGGCATGGATTGAATGATACGTTGGAAGTCTAGGATACCAGAACGTTCGTTGATCTTGACAAGATCTGTTTGTGAAGCATCACCACAAAAAACAATTTTTGTATCTTGTCCCACACGAGTAATTATACTATCAAGTTCATGAAAATTCAAGTTCTGACATTCATCAACAATTACAATTGAATTATCAAGAGTGGTGCCACGAATGAAACTTGTAGACCAGAAAGAAATAGTCTCCTGTGACTTGAGATTATCATACAACATATCATATGAGTTATCATCAGGCATCTCAAACATAGATTGAACCATGTTCTTGTATGGGATCTGATAGAGAGAAGACTTATCTTCATGATCACCAGGAAGAAATCCAATCTCTCGTGTAGCTACAAGAGAACGAACCATGTAGATCTTTTCGTATGGTGTGTACTCATTCAGAACATCTTTGAGTGCTTTGTAAAGAGCAATAAAAGTTTTACCTGTCCCTGCTACACCATAAGCATATAGCATCTGTCCCTTGTCCCACTCATCAAAGAACACTTGTTGATTATGAGTGAGAGGTTCAATCGGAACCATGTAAGCTTCGTCAATAGGCTTACGACGTTTCTTTTGCTTGGCACTCATACCTTGTCCTGGTGCTTTTACAACTTTCTTTCTTACTGGCATGTCAGTTATACTTGTCATGAATGGTTCGATTGCGTGGAGATTTTGCTCCAATCTTATTACGGATGATATCATGGAAACCAGGATGAGTTTTCTTCATCTTGTCTCTCCAATCACCAACCTCACCAGATCCTGGAATGGTAGATGGATCACTCCAATCTCTATCCCAGTCTGGGTTATCTATCTTCCACTGGTCCCAGTCATGAATACTGAGGACCACTTCTTTTTGTTCGCCAGTTTCTCTATTGATTACAGGGTAAGTAGCCATTACATCCACTCCAAAGCTTCAGCGCAAATAGGAAATTGACCTGCGAATATACATTTACATTCGTTAGCAATATCCATGTGTTCTTTTTGAGTGCCATGAGCACTCCGTAGATTTATATAGTGTATCCATGAACGCACAGATCCAGTCATATAGATACGAGTTGGAGTTGCCAAAGGTAATACAAACCTAGCACATTCCTTTGCCACACCTTGACGTAGGAGTTCGTTGTATAACTCCATCGCATTTATAAAGTGATTGTTGATATACATTTGGAGATCTTTTTTAGTCTCCTCTGAGATATCATCAATAGAATTTTGACGGTTCTTTGTATCTTGACTGCGAAGATCAGGCACAGGGATACCTGTCTCCAACCAATTTACATCAGCATAACGTTGAGAAAACTCTTGGAATGTAAAAGAACGATGACGCAATATTTGTGCTGCAATACCACGGGAGGTTTCAATCTCCAAGGTCATATGAGCTTGCTCAAATACAGACCAGTGTTGATGCTTGATACAATACTTTAGCAGACCAGCAACATTAGGATTGTCCTGGTTCTGTGGGTTGCTCACCCTCGCTATGTACCCCATCGTCTGTTCCGCTTGAGGCGTCACTGACATCAACTTTACTTGTCCATGTTGTTGCATTATTTTTAAATCCTTTACTCAATCGTTCACGTTTTGCTGCGAGATCTGCTCTGGCAGTACGAAGTGCTCGCTTCATATACAAGATCTCTTCATTAGTATACAGCATCGGGTTCTTTTCCGCAAGCTTTATTGCTTTTTTTGCTGCTTTTATCGTGGTCTTAAACCTCATCAATTAACCTCCTTGTACTTTTTAAATTCTTCTAAGATTTGTTTATCGACTGTATGTAAACATCCAAGATCAAATTGATATCCTCTATTGATAATGTGATCACAAAATTCGTATACTTCCCTAGAGAGGGGTATGTTCATTCTTACAAAACCACTTAAAACAAATGATCTTTTCTGGAAGTTTTCATTATCATATCTCGAACTTAACTTAATCGGGATATCCATCGTCATCGTCTCCATTGGAATATGGTTTGCTTGACACAGAACTTACCTTGTAAGCATCCACATCAGAATATATTTCTGATTCTAACGAATCAACCAGGAGTTTTAAGTTTCTAACTATAAGTTTTAATCTTTCCTTATCCATGGTAGCATGACATATACTACTAATTATAATAGAAAAAAAGAGGAGGTGTGAACCTCCTCTAAAGACTTCCTTCACACGGAAGTATATTATACCACATTTTCAGTACTTATACAACCACTGAATGTAGGTTGAAAGTAAGATTGTTCCTAGAGCTGCTGCAGCAGTTAGAGATATGATAGTTTGTATCATTATTTTGCTCCCACTAGTTGTGCTAGTTGTGCTTGATAACGACGCTCCTCTTTTTGCTTTTGTTCCTTAATCAATTGTAGGAAGTTAAGTTTTTTCATTGCTTTTCCTCCCAGTTCCAATTGTTACATGGACGATAGGAAATACCACGATACTTATTTGGTGGATGAGATGGAGCATGTGTTTCTGAATACCACTTACGATATTCTAGTTTCGGAATGTGAGTATTATACTTCACACCACGATAGGTTGCTGTCATCCCTTGATCCCCTCTTTTACAAATTTGACCCCACGGTAGGTCTCATTGTATTGTTGGGGTTGTTGTTGCATTTGCTGTTGATAAGCGATACGCTTTTCGGTATCGTATTCAACGCCACGGTATACGACTTTCGACATTAGGTTTCTCCTTAGTTGTTCAGGTTAAAGAGCGTTCCTTCAGTCGGCTTTTGCGTCTATGGGGCAAGTTTTTGGTGAGATTTGTTTGATCTCCCAAACTAGATCATTCTTGGCTTGCTTGGGAATATCCGTTTTATGAACTCTCCCAACAATTAATTGTGCTTGTATACAAGTTAGAATGAGTGCTTCCATAGATGAACGTTCCGTTCCGAGTCGGCTTACTTCCGTTCGCTATTCACAAATAGCGAATGAACGTGTTGTTATTTATATCAACATTTTTGTAACTTTTGTTACAGTTTAAATTCAGCAAAAGTATCTTTTTTAAGATCTTGCTTAATTCCACCGATCACATAAGACTCAACTTCGGTTTCTTGTGGAGCAACTTGAAGACCTTTAGATGAAATCCAATGCTCAGTCCAAGGAAGAGGATTGTTCTTAGCAGAAATATCATACAATGGCTTAATACCTATTGCTTTCATACGACGATTTGCGATCCACTCAACATAATTGTTGAGAAGTTTATCGTTGAGACCAATCATAGAACCATCTTTAAATAGATACTCTGCCCATGCCTTTTCTTCATTAACACATAATTCAAAGGCATTCTTTACCCAATCTTCTTCTTCTTTGACGATTTGAAGCATCTCTGGATCGTCTCCTTCACGCCACTTATTGAGGATGTTTTGAGTAATGACAAGGTGTTGATTTTCGTCTCTTGCGATGAGAGAGATAATTTTAGCGGATCCTTCCATAAGCTTGAGTTCACCAAACGCAAAGCTGCAAGCGAACGAGACATAAAACCTGATACCTTCAAGAATGTTGACATTTGCAATAGCTCTGTAAAGTTTCCTCTTAAGTTCTAAACGTTCTTCTCTAGCGTAACCTGCACCTTCTTGTGCAAACTTCCATGCAGTAGAAGTTCCATACTCTTGTGCAGAATTAATGAAATCATCATACGCAGTTGTTACTGATGATGCCCGCTCAATAATTTTTTCGTTATTTAGAATTGAGTCAAAAACTTCAGTGGGATCTGAGTAAACATTCTTAATAATGTAAGTGTATGAACGAGAGTGAATCATTTCCATAAACTCCCAGGCAGTCATACATGCCTCAAGTTCAGGAAGAGAACAATAAGGAACAAACGCCATTCCAGGGCCGCGTCCTTGAACGGAATCAAGAAGAATCTGATACTTTAAATTAGAAGTAAAAATATGTCTTTGTTCTGGACGAAGTTGAGCATAATCTGCACGATCTTTTTGAAGAGAGACCTCTTCAGGTCTCCAAAAATAACCAAGTTGTTGTTGCGTAAGTTTTTCAAAGACAGGATACTTATAAGTATCATACCTCTGAACACCAAGAGGTTGTCCAAAAAACATAGGTTGTTTTTTAAGATCAACAGTATTGGTATTAAATACAGTCATTCCCTCTATTAACTGGGTTGGAATCGAGGTTTCTTTGAAATCAAATTTTGCAGCTTTCACAATCTTCGTCTCCTGTTTCTAGTAGTTCTTGGATCAGATCATTTAATTTGGTTTCTTCCTTCACTTCATCAGTCTTATGATCATAAGTATTCTGATAGTAAGAAGTCTTCCATCCATACTTATAAGTGGTTAAGAAGTCTTTAGCCATAACGGAAACTGGCACTTCATTGTCAGGATAGTGTTCTGGATTATAGCTCCAGTTACCACTAATTGCCTGGTCAAAGAATTTTTGCATTACAGCAACAACATTAATATAACCAGTGTTGTCAGGCATATCCCAAAGAAGAGTGTAGTTACTTTTGAGAGTCTGATATTGTGGGACAATCTGCTTAAGAGGCCCTTTCTTTGACTTTTTAACGGACAGGTAGCCTCTAGGAGGCTCAATTCCATTTGTTGCATTTGACACAACGGAACTGCTCTCCGAAGGCATTTGTGCGGACAGTGTTGAATTTCGTAATCCATATGCCTGAATTTCGGCACGTAGAGTTTCCCAATCATGTTGATATTTAATGGATGAAATTTCGTCTACATCTGCTTTGTAAGTATCGATTGGAAGAAGACCATCAGAATACTTCGTTCTATTAAAGTATTCACAAACACCCTTTTCTTTGGCAAGTTGATTAGAAGCTTTAAGCAAATAATATTGGAAAGACTCTGAAAGACTGTGTACGGCATCCCATGCTTCTTGAGAGTTATAGTTAAAGCCAAGCTTAGCCAAGTAATGTGCCAAACCAATATAACCGATTCCAAGCGATCTGCGAGCCCTTGTGGACACTTCTGCAGCCTTTACAGGATACTTTTGATAGTCAATCAATTCATCCAGACCACGAACAGAAAGATCACAAAGCTCTTCCAACTCTTCATCAGACTTTACTTTACCAACATTAATAGCAGAAAGAATACAAAGTGCAATCTCACCATCACCATCAATATGTTGGATAGGATCTGTAGGTAGAGTGATCTCCTGACATAGATTACTCATGTTCACTTTATCTTTAAATGAAGAGTGTGAATTACAATGGTCAATATTCATAATATAGATACGACCTGTTTCAGCACGTTCTTTGAGGAGATCAAGAATGAGTTCTTGCGCTTTAACAGTCTTTTTCGGAATGGTCAAATCTTTTTCATATTGTACATAGAGATCATCAAACTCAAGGAATCCAAAGCTATCATATAATCCAGGTACATCATGTGGAGAGAATAACGTGATTTCACCGTCCTGAATAAACCTTTCATAGAATAACTTACTAATTTGAATTGAATAATCTAGTTTACGAACCCTATTATCTTCGGTTCCTTTATTGTTCTTGAGTACAATAATATCTTCTATTTCTTTGTGCCAAATGGGGAAGTGAACCGTAGCTGATCCACCTCTAATGCCATTTTGAGTACAGCATCGGACAGTCGCTTCAAACTTCTTGAGGAATGGAACAACACCTGTGTGCTGCACTTCTCCGCCTCTGATTTTACTGTTGATGCCACGGATTCGACCTGCGTTGATACCGATTCCCGCCCTTTGTGCAACGTATCTGCCAATAGCCATATCACTGCTAAAGATACTATCGAGGGTGTCATCGCTATCAACAAGGACACAGCTAGCAAACTGTCTAAGCGGAGTCCTAACTCCTGCCATGATAGGTGTTGGAATGTTGATTTTGTGCTTTGAGATTGCGTCATAATACCTCTTGACATATGAAAGACGTTTTTCTTTTGGATACTCAGCAAAAAGCACCATTGCAATCAACATGTACATGAATTGAGGAGTTTCATAGACTTTACCAGAACTCCTATCTTGCACCAAATATTTGTCAACAACTTGCCTTAATCCAGCATATGTAAACAGAAAATCACGATCATGATCAATATAACGATCAAGTTCATGAAACTCTGTGATGTTATACTTTTTAATTAAATCAGGATCGTAAATTCCACTATCAACACCAGCCATTACTTGTTTAGAAAGATTTGGTAAATCTTTCATTTTTCCATAGATAGACTTCCGAATAGAAAACAAAAGAAGTCTAGCCGCAACAAATTGATAATTTGGGGTCTCAAGATCAATCAGATCGGATGCAGAACGAATCAGAATCTCCTGAATCTCTGCAGTGGTAATACCATCATAAAATTGGATACCTGATTGCATTTCAACTTGAGATGCAGAAACGCCAGCAAGACCGCTGCACGCTTCTTCTACCATAATATGAAGTTTTTCTAGATTCAAAGGCTCTAGAGCACCATTTCGTTTTACTACTTTTGTTCCGTTACTCATACTTTCTTCCATTGGTACAATTTGACTTTGGCTTCCAAACCATCATAAATGTTGCATTGAATTACTTTGTTAACATCACGATTTGCTAAAAACATTTCATTAAGATCTTTTTCAATAATCTCAGAGGGCCATATTACAACAGATTCACCAGAATCAATTGCTTTTTGATAACGCTTAACAATTTCAAAATTCCTTGGTTCATTGTCAAAAACAAATACTCTATTAGGATAAATGTCTTTGTCTAGGGAGACATCAGCTCCACACATAGCTAATGAATTTTCTAAAAACATAGAATCAAATGGTCCTTCGGTAACGAATATACGTTTACCATAATCTATACGATCAAGTCCAAATAATTTTTGATATCTGTTATCAAGAATGTTTGTGATATAACGAAGCTTTGAATTCTTATCCAAAGCTCTTGCTTGATATCCAAACAAGGTTTTATTTTTTGAT